TCCTGTACTCCTGAGCAACAAGGCCATTACATATCGCGACGTCATCACCAATAATGATGTATTGATCTTTGGGGGAAACCCCAACCTTAATACAGCAGTATCGGATGATGACGTGGTGAGTTATCGCCATGGAGGCCCATGAGCTTAATAGGCCCATGGGTTGCCCCACAGCGTACCTCACAGCGCGGTTACCACATGTGATATCCCTATCACATAGTAGTTTCCGCCAGGCTGATGCGATGTCGAAACCGAAAATGCTTTCCAGCACTTTCTGTTGCAAGTCCACAGGGAATCTGTCAGTTGCGGCCGTAAGGTCAAAACTCCAGATGTCCCGTTTATTTGCTGTCCAACCTTTCAGAGTAAACGCTGAACGATTGTGACTAGACGTCCCATCTTCTGGAATAGCTTTCAAACAATCCATGAGAAAATCATGGATTGGTTTGAGGCTGATCTGGGTCCAGATATCAGGTATGCAAATCACCCTAGTTTTGCCTCCACCTTCAGATATGAAGTGGATGCGCATGCTTCGGTGCTCTTTGTCCCTGAGACCCTTGTCCCGGAACTCCAGACGGGATTGGATCAACAGTTCCCTAAATAAGTCCTGGTTCCCTGACCCGTGATAGGTCATTCGGACCATGTCCTCTATTAGGGGCGTTACTCCTTCCCGGTCTGTTGCTGCGATATCGTATAGGCTTGTGACTCCCATCGCCAGTGGCCCTCCGGCCCCTGCTTTGGTTGTTACAAAGATGGGCGCGCGGTCTGTTGGGTAAAAGGTACCCTTCACCAACGATGGTAAAATATCGTTGATGGAGTTAACAATGTCCCCAACAGCCAAGGCAAGTGAATGAGGATCCCGATGCGGCTCCGTTATGGTAACGGTTGACCGATCGAGTGACCCACGTAGACACTTATAACACGAAAGTATTGTAAGTATAAATCTACAGTAGGGCACATCGATACTGGAGAGTTTACCCCAGTCAAAGGGCAGACACTTTGGAAGCTGTTTCTTAGTAGCGGTCCATATAATCCTTTGGTCAAGCTCAACAACTTGACCCAGGATGTAATGGTTCGTGAACCGGTATAGTTCTTTGAAGTATATCAGTGCAACATCTCTACCATGGGACTTTTCAATCCTATTGTATAATGTAAACACTGCTTCGAGTTCACCTCTATCCAAGTCGAATGGCTTGAACAGAATGGAAACATTCTCTTTGAGCAGATAAAGTTGGGTTGAGTCCAATCTAGGTAAAGTTCTGTCGGTGGTTCGCCGCCGATAGCTGCTTTTCTCTGGTTGTTTGCTTGCGCAATTTGCTGTGTTGCTTACTCGGGCCACCGTCTACTAGTGAGAAATCTCACCGG